GTAAAAGGTACCGGCATGAAAGGTATGAGCCAGAAAAGTGGGGACAAGCGCCCCACTAAATCTGGTGCTGGTATGACTGCTAAAGGTGTAGCTAAGTACAGACGAAACAATCCGGGTAGTAAATTAAAGACGGCAGTTACAGAGAAGAAGCCAACTGGAAAGAGAGCGTCTAGACGTAAGTCATATTGTGCACGTTCTGCTGGACAGATGAAGCAATTCCCTAAAGCTGCGAAAGATCCAAATTCACGATTAAGACAAGCGCGGAAGCGCTGGAGGTGTTAGAAAATGCCAAATGTAGGCGGAAAGAAGTTCCCTTATACCAAACAAGGTATGAAAGACGCTGAAGAAGCGAAAAATAAGATGGGCTACAAAGAAGGTGGCAAGGTCAAAAAGAAGAAAAAAGACGATAAAAAGAAACTTAATAAGAAAATGATGACTGATGGTGGTGGTTCTATTACGGGTAAAATGGATTCTAATAGAAAAAAAGTATTAGATGAAATTAAGGCTAACAATAGCAAGCCTACGCCATCTATGCAAACGGCACCTAACAATACTATGCCACCAAAACCACAAGCTCCGGCTGCTCCGGCTGCTCCTGCGGGTGCCGCTATGGGCGGTGCTGCTGGCGGTATGGGTATGCCTCCTAAGAAGCCACCTATGCCGGGCATGAAGAAAGGCGGTAAGGTTAAGAAAGGCGGTTCTTGTGGCGGCTACAAAAAAGGCGGTAAGGTTCGCGGTGCGGGCATTGCTAGGCAAGGCGTTAAAAAGTGTAAGATGCGCTAATGAGAAAGGACTACAAAAAATCTTGTGGCTGCGGTAAGAAACGTGGGTATAAGAAAGGTGGTACCGTAAAGGACTCATGCTATAAGAAGGTGAAGGCCAGCTACAAGGTCTTCCCTTCTGCGTATGCATCTGGGGCTATAGCTAAATGCCGGAAGAAAAAGGCTGGTAAGTAATGCGTAGGTACTATAAGTCTGGTGGTAAGATTCGCAAAACAGCGAAAGGTGCTGCGTTAAAGCGTTGGTTCAAGGAAGATTGGAAAGACGTTAGTACAGGTAAGGCTTGTGGTAGAAAGAAAGGTGATGGTCGTGGTACGCCATACTGTCGTCCTAGTAAACGTGTATCTTCTAAGACTCCTAAAACGTCAGGCGAGATGTCTAGTTCTGAGAAGAGTAAGAAGGTAAGAGAAAAGAAAAGTTTAGGGCAACCTGCAGGTGCTCCACGCAGAGTCAAGTCACTAAAACGTAGAGGTAAGTAATGGCTACATCAGGTGCTATAACATTCAACATGGACTTCCCAGAGATTGCTGAGGAAGCATGGGAGCGTGCCGGACGTGAGATGCGTTCTGGTTATGACCTAAGAACAGCTAGAAGATCTATGAACTTGCTTACTATTGAGTGGGCAAATCGTGGTATCAATCTGTGGACTATAAAAGAAGCGGTAAGTAATTATTTATCAAAGGGTGATTTGGATCTTGATCTAAACGCTAATGCGATAGATGTGTTAGAAATAAATTTGCGCACCGATGATGGGGTGCAAGCAAGCCAAAGAGATCTCTCCCTAACACGTACCAGTGCGAGTGTTTACGCTAGTATTCCTAACAAGTTAACACAAGGTAGGCCTACACAGGTTTGGATTGATAGGCAGCGTAGTGGCCCTGTTGCTCATGTATGGCCTGTACCAGATAAAGACTCTACATATAAGATAAGTTATTTTTACCTAGAACGCATACAAGATGCAGGTGAAGGTGGCTATGACCCTGACATGCCCTTTAGGTTCTTACCTTGTCTAGTGGCTGGGTTAGCGTATTACATTGCTATGAAGACTCCCGAATTGTCTGACAGGGTAGTAATGTTAAAACAGATTTATGATGAGCAGTTCCAGTTAGCTGCTGATGAAGACAGAGAGAAAGTTTCGGCTAGGTTTGTACCACGTATTGGGTACCCATAATGAGAAAGTTTGCTACTGGCAAAAAAGCGTTTGGCTTCTGTGATATATGTGGGTTTCGTGCAAAGTTACGAGACATGAAAGAAGTCATAGTCAAACGTCAGGGCACAAATTTATTGGCATGTACGTCGTGTTGGGATAAAGATCACCCACAAAACTTTCAGGGCGAGTATCCAGTTAATGATCCAGAGGCGTTACGCAACCCACGCCCAGATCAAAGTTTAAGTGCAGATTCTGCTGATACCAGTAGTCGAGCGGTAGATTGGGGATGGAACCCAGTAGGTTCAGGGCCAAATATGGCTATAGAAATTAAAGTAGGCACAGTTACGGTGACGGTAGAATAATATGGCACAAACAGCGGCGGACATAAAAGAAAATGTAGAAACTATCACTGAGATGGATTTTACTAACTCTCAGCTAAATATGTTTATTAGACAAGCTGAGCAGAAGATTTATGGGTTTATTAAAGATCTACCTATATTAAGGAAAGATGCAACTATTGCTTTTAACAGGGCAGCAGACTTACCTGCAGATTTGTTGTATATACACAGTGTAACTCAAAAGACTGGAGAAGATGGCGTAACTCGCAAAGCGCTTATACAAAAAGAGTATGATTTTTTGTTTGAAGCATATCCTTCATCTTCGGAAACCACTGATACAGTTGACCCGTCGTTAAAGTATTATGCTCTAAATAGTAGCGCTACCGATGACTACACTGCGTCGCGTATGGTGCTTACTGTTGCTCCTAGGTGGAATACGACGGTTACATGCCTTGTAGAGTATCAATATCAGCCACGTTCTATAGTAGATACTGATGGAGACGAAGAACAACCGTGGTTAGGTACAAACTATGACTCAGCTTTGTTGAATGGTGTACTAATTGAAGCGGCACGATTTATGAAAGCAGAGCCAGACATTTTGCAGTTATACGATCAACAATATACGGTAGCCATGCAACAGTTAATGGACGCTGTAAATAGATTGGATAGTGATTCGTTTAGACCTAAAGCCGCTCCAGCACAACCATTAACGGTACCTGCTCCAGCACAACCACCACAGAGACAGGAGCAATAGATGGCTATTTCACAAGTATTATGTACATCATTTAAAAAAGAGCTACTAGAAGGCACGCATAACTTTGGCTCTCATATTTTTAAGATAGCTTTGTATACTAGCGCTGCTACGTTAAATGCGGACACTACTGTGTATTCTACAGACAATGAAGTATCTGGCACAGGATATGTTGCTGATGATAAACAACTTACAAGAATAGATCCTTCTAGTGGTGATGGTGTAGGTTTTACCGGTTTTGAGGACGTTACTTGGACAAGTAGTAGTTTTACGGCTAGGGGCGCATTAATATATAATTCTAGTCAGGGCGATAAAGCTGTCATGGTATTAGACTTTGGCGACAATAAAACAAGTAATAACAGTACGTTTACAGTTGGTATGCCAGCTAATACGTCTACTGCAGCACTTATAAGGATTACATAATGAGTACATCTTACACTAGTAACTTAAAATTAGGTAAACCCGCTGCTGGTGATACTGGCTGGGGTGATGTCATAAATGGCGAACTTACCGACATGATTGAACAAGCAGTAGTTGGTTTGGCTACTGTCAATACTTGGGTGGGTAACTCACACACACTGACAACCGCCGATGGGGCTAGCGCTGAAGCGCGTTGTGCAATACTAAAGTTGACTGACACTGGTACAAACCTAACGGGTGCAGGTACAGTAATAGTGCCACCTGTTACAAAGTTATACGTAGTTATAAACACTTCAGGTCAGACAATTACTGTAAAAACTGCTAGTGGTAGTGGTATAGCTGTAAAGACTGGCAACCAAGTAAACGTAGTATGTGATGGTACTAATGTAGTAGAGCAAGATAATTATAGTAACTCTTTAGTAGCAGCGGCTTTCCAAACAGATAGTCTAGTGCTTGCTTCAGGTTCCGCAGTTACTGAGATTGCTAATGATGCTACCATGTTTTCTAATAGTGCTACAAAGCTAGCCACACAACAAGCTATTAAAGCGTATGTAGATGCTACCGGTAGTTTACGTAGATCAGAAAGGTTTTACCCGTGGAGTGACGCTGGTTCTAGTCTTTATGGCACTCAGTCCCCCTCAATAGTAGTTACAGATTCAAACCTAGCGACTGTCGGTACATTTGACTTGTATGGTGACAGCCGTACAGTATACCAAGAGCTAGATTTAGCTATAACCGGGCTTTTGGGTCTAGCAGCAGGGACTTATTTGAGCCCTACATTGGCGTACGTAGCCGTTAGGGTACAGCGTAAATCAGCTGGCGCTACTGGCACAAGCATTGGTGCGGTCACTGTAGCAGATGCCAAGCTGGGCGGCAGTAATTCATATTGGTACAGTATAGGCGTAGCTGGAGATCAGACCAGCAAGATTGATTCTTTTAGTTACCTTAGCGGCATTGCTAGTGGTGCCGCTAAAGTGAAAATTCAAAGCGCTACTTATGATAGTTCTACCGATAGAACTACTATTGTATATGCTAACGCGAATTCGGGCACAGGGCTATTTAGTGGTACAGGTGGCGCTGTGTATGTAAGTTCTTCAGGTTTTGAGAGTGCGGGGACTTGGGTTACAGCTACCCCCTACCTCCCAGTAAGCACTATGGGAGAAGGCCTTAACATAACATTTACTATGGCTGAAGTGATCCCGGTATCCGCTGCTGGCGATCCACTGTATACTTCAAAGACGCACAATTTACCAACCTTGAAAGTGGTTCCTGATTCGGGGGGTGCGGATACTGTAGAGATGCGAGTGCAGCTATATGCAGGGCCTATGAGTAATCTAGGTCAGTTTGAATTTAAAGTGCTACAAGTAGACCAAACAAATATAACAAGGCCCGTATAATGGAAGACGATAAAAAAGCCCTATATAAAATAGAATCTCATGAGAAAGAATGTGCGTTGCGTATGGAGCACATACAGTACCAACTAAATACAGTTGATAAGCGTTTAGATCAAGGTATGAACAAATTTAAGAGTATAGAGCGTTTGTTATGGCTTCTTTACCCTATGATATTAGGATTAGATTTAATTGGTAAGAACTTTACTTAAACTAAGTTTTTTACTTTTTACATCAGTTGCTATAGCAAACCAGCAGGATGGGTCACTAAATACGTATAACGGTGATGGTAGCAACGTAAATAGTAATAATAACACGGAAGACAAGTCCGTTAGCAACACATACAACGGTGCAGGGTCTAGCAGTGAAATGCCTGTAGGAAGTGCGATTAGTCCTAGTTACATGAGTAATGGCATGGATACTTGTCTAAAAGGTGCCGGAGGATCATTACAAACTGTAGGTGTTGGTATTAGTAGTGGTAGCTATGATGTTGATCCCGAGTGTAACAGACGTAGAGATGCTAAAGTATTATCTGATTTGAACATGAAAGTAGCTGCTGTAGCTAGGATGTGTCAGTCAGTAGATGTGTGGAAAGCTATGTTTATATCAGGTACGCCATGTCCTATACTATCAAATGGTAGATTGATTGTAGGTAAAAGAGCTTTTCTTATAATGAAAATGAATCCTGAAACTTATATACCAGACTACGGTAAAAAGACAAAGGAGTGGTACAATACAATTCTAAAGATAGGAGAAACTGTTGAAGATGAAGAAGAAGATACTAGCTCTGTTAGCGATAAGTTCCGTAGCTCAATCAGACCAGTTGGACAATCTGATTGATACATCCAGTGCGATTGTAGATCAAATAGATAAAGGAATTGTGTATGTTGGCGCTGCCTCTGAGTATTCTTATCTTGGTACTTCTATGTCTGATGGCAGTGTTTCAGAGTCCGCGCATATCACCTCACAACAGATTCAAGCATACAATGATGCTCTTTCTAATATGGCTAGTTACATGCCTTATGGTGATGTCCAGTCTGTCTTAAACGAACGTGCTGTAGCTGAACTTGAGCTCATGGATCAGGCAGTAGATGTATTTACTGAAGCTGTTGTAGAAATGGTACAAGTAGTACAGGTAGCTGAGATGGCAGAAGAAGCGTCTACTCCAGATGAAGAAGCTCAGGTACAAGAATTTGTAGCTAACAACCAAGAAGTTCTAACAATCACACAAGAAGAAGTTACCGAGTATAACCAGTCTATAGATGACATTGAAACACATGCTAATAACGCAAGTGCGTTTATTGCGGTTGCCGAAAACACTGAGGCGGTAGATTTCTTACAGCAAGGTGCTGAGAACAATAATACTACAGCGGAACAAGCTACTCTATCTTATAACGCTAACCAACAGTGGGTAAGCATGCGGTGGGCTGGTACTAACAATGCTACTGCGGTGCTACTAAATGGTTCAAACTTTGGTTTAGACATGTATGTAAGTGAGGCAGATATATTACTTGTTGGACAAGAATCAGAATACTATATGACTGGCCCTACATCAGCAGGATATGATTGCTTTATGTACGGGGATTGTAACTATGAGCCTTGAGGATACGGAACTAACTATAGGTGGTACGTCCTTTAAGGGTGTGTGGATTGCTATAGTTTTAGGTATTGGTTCTACTATTGGTGGTGGAGTATGGACAGCAAGTAGTTTGTACTCTAGACTAGAGTCTGTGGAAGCTAGAGTAATACCTGATGTAGCGCCTATTGAAGAGAAAATATCTCTTATAGAAACACAATTAAAAGATAACAATGTAGCGCAGTTACAAGGTAAGTTAGCCGAACTAGGTACTAACTTAGTTACCATCAAAGACAATTACGATAAAATGTTAGAGTTCAAAGAAGAGATAGGCGAACTAAAACAGAAAGTAACTAAGATGGAAACTGTAGTACAAAAAGCTGAGTTAGTTACAGAAGAAATAAAAGAATTTGAGGACGACGTAAAGCTAGTCAAGAAAGAGATTCAAGATCTCTGGGATGGAATGGACTACTTATCTAACCCTCTAAAGTGAGGTACGTATGTTACAGAATCTTATCGGCCCTATAGCTAACATAGCTGGGGGCTACTTAAAAAACAAAGCCGAAGAAAAACAGGCTAAACACAAAGCCAAGATGAAAGTCATTGAGAATGACGGTGAGTGGGAATCAAAAATGGCTGATGCCTCTGCCCATAGCTGGAAAGACGAATTTTGGACTATTGTGTTAGCAATACCTGTGTTTATGGTAGGTTACGCTATTGTAGTTGACGACCTAACTGTTATAGATAGAGTAGAGCAAGGGTTTGTTGCTCTTTCGGGTTTGCCTGAGTGGTACCAATACCTCCTGTTTATTGCCATAAGTTCTAGCTTTGGTATTAAAGGTGTTTCTAAATTAATGAGTCTAAGAAAATGAATTTGAAGTATTTTAAGGTAGAAGATTTTAACTGTCAGGAAACTGGTGAGAATGAGATGTGTCCTGACTTCTTACAGAAACTTGATGCACTGCGAGAGGTGTGTGGGTTTCCGTTTATTGTAACTAGTGGGTATAGATCGCCTAACCATAGCATAGAAGCGGCAAAAATCTTTAGTGGTAAACCTGCAGGAACACATGCGCAGGGCATTGCTGCTGACATAAAGGTAGTTGGTGGTGCACAACGTATGGCTATCATACGTAATGCTTCTATCATGGGTTTCAATGGTATCGGTGTCGCTAAAGGCTTTGTACACGTAGACACGCGAGAGACTACCCCAGTAGCTTGGAAATACTAATATGCCACTAAATAAACTTCAGTTTAATCCCGGAATAAACAAAGAAATAACTAAGTATTCCAACGAAGCGGGCTGGAACGACTGCGACAAGGTACGTTTTCGGCAAGGTTATCCTGAAAAAATTGGTGGGTGGCGTAGGGTTGGTACTAATACGTTTACAGGGGTTTGTAGGTCGTTGCACCAATGGGCGAGTAACTCGTTTGTAAAGTATATTGGCGTAGGCACTAATGTTAAATTTTTTATAGCGGAAGGCACTGAATATTACGATATAACTCCTTTCCGTAAGTCTGGAAGCCTAGGTTTACCTTCTTTTTTACCGGTAAACGGGTATATGTCTACTATAAATGGTAGCAAACAGGTAATTTTTTCCAATGCAGGGCATGGGGCGGTAGCGGGAGATAAGGTAGTAATTTCTGGAATTACAGGTGGCCCATACTATGGTATACCCATAAGTGATTTGAATACTGAACATACGATAGACGAGGTAGTAGATGAAGACAAGTATAAGTTTACAGTAGCTACCGCAGCCAACAACAGCAATAGTATAAAATTATTGCCTGATAATGGCGATATACAGGTAGGTTATCTAATTCCACCCGGCTCAGACTTTCAGATACCTGCAAATGGGTGGGAATCTTTAGACTGGAATGCTAGTGAATGGGGTGGTAACGCAGGAAATACAGAAGAACTACGTGTGTGGAATCAAGCTAATTTTGGCGAAGACTTAATTCTAGGCCCTCGTGGGGGTGAGTTATATTATTGGGACACAAGTGAAGGTACAGGCACAAGAGCTGTAGCAGCAAAAAATGTACTTAACGGCACGGCTGTTAGTTTATCGCAAACTTCTACAGGGATTATAAGTAGTGGGTTCGACGTTATAACTTCTGTAGATACTGCCGTTGGAGCAAAAATTAGGGTTGGGGATATAGTTACATGCACCACAGCGGGGAGGATTGCTGATGGTACAACAGTTGTATCGGTGAGTGCTAATAAGGAAGTCATTAAGATTAGCGCAGTTCCAGCGAGCACTGCTGGAGGCCCTATATTTACTTTTGTTTTTAATTCTAACCCTATAACCGTTACTGAAAATTCTAAGAGTATAGTTCTAAGAGACTCTACGCTAGACAGGGTTTTTGAAGTTGGACAGCACGTAACTATATCGGGGGCTACAACCGTATCTACAATTACAGCCTCTGTAATTAATGCTAGACATAAGATAACTTCCGTAGACGCTGCGGCTAACACTTTTACTGTAGATATACCCAACGCGGAACCGGCTCTCCAGACAACAAGTGGGGGTGGGGCAAGTGTTACGGCGCAATATGAGCTTTCGGCTGAAGTGCCTGTTGTGCAAAATAATTTGTTAGTGTCTGATTCTAGCCGTTTTGTATTTTGTTTTGGCTGTAACGCGTTTGGAGACACTACCGAGGCGCTTAACCCCATGTTAATACGTTGGTCAGACCAAGAAGATATGTTCGACTGGCGACCACGTTCTACTAATCAATCGGGAGATATACAGCTATCACAAGGCACCGAGATAATGACTGCACTCCAATCACGGCAAGAAATATTGGTTTTCACCGATGCTGCGCTGTATTCGTTGCAATATGTTGGAGCGCCAGTGGTATGGAGTTCTACGTTGATGGGATCAAACATGTCAGTTATTTCATCGAAGGCCGCTGCTTACGCCAACGGAGTCGCATATTGGATGGGCGTGAACAAGTTTTACAAGTACGATGGTACGGTGCAACCCTTGACGTGCGATGTAAGAAAATTCATATTTGATGACATGAATCCCGGACAACATAGACAAGTATTTGCGGGCACTGTGGAAGAATACCACGAGATATGGTGGTTCTATGTATCTAAGGACAACACAGCTAAAGTAGCGCCAGATAAGTATGTAGTCTATAACTATGCCGAAGACATTTGGTATGTAGGTACACTAGATCGCAGTGCTTGGTTAGACTCACCTATAAATGATTTTCCATTAGCCGCTACTAATACATACAACCTAGTAGAACATGAGAATGGTAACGACGACGGTCAAGTGGCTATAAATCAGCCCATAAATGCCCACATAACATCGGGTAGGTTTGGTATAGAGTCTGGCAATAGTTTTACCTTTGTAGATAAATTAATCCCTGATATGTCTTTTGTGGGCTCTGATTCAGATGCGCCTAGCGTTGATTTTACTATACTAGCGGGTAACGAGCCGGGGGCTTTAGACCATGATTCTGTGGGGGGTGGTAGTGAACGAGAAGTACAAGTATCTACTGAGATTGACAACTACACAGATATAGTAAATATACGTATGCGTGGTAGAGAGATGGCACTTAAAGTAGCTTCTAATTCTTTGGGAACAAGATGGCAGTTAGGAACGCCTAGAATAAATATGCGTCCGGATGGTAGACGGGGCGCTAAGTAGTGGCTAATAAAATACGAAATACAGCTAGAAATTTTCATGCTCCTGCACTACCAAATCCTCCTGCAGAATATAGTCAGGCGTTAACGCATCAACGAGATACGACGCTTAGAATTTACTTTCAAAATATAGACGAAGCTATTACACAGGCGTTGCAGTATGATACCAGTGACATCATTGATGGCTCTATACCTAATAGTAAGTTAGAAAACTCCACAATATCTTTTGGTGGTGTTACGTTGTCACTAGGTGGCTCTGATGCCACACCTGCGTTTGATCTAAGCGATGCTACTGGATACCCTACGTCTAGCCTTGTAGGTACTATAACTACAGCGCAAATTGCTGACGATGCTGTAACAGACGCAAAACTTGCAAACTCTATAAACTCAGCTATTGCAGCTAACACAGCTAAAGTAACTAATGCTACTCATACAGGAGAGGTTACAGGAGCTACAGCTTTAACAATTGCAGACGGTGCTGTAGTTACAGCAAGGATAGCTGATGACGCAGTTACAGGCGACAAAATAGCGCACAACACAATAACCTCAACTAACATGAACACGGCTTCTGTTTCGGCGACAGCTCTACAGTCTAACGCGGTGACTACTACTAAAATAGCTGATGCAAACGTAACTACAGCGAAGATAGCTGATGACGCAGTAACACCTGCTAAGCTAAGTCATGATTATTTACGTGCAGACGCTAATGACTCTACGGCTTTTACTGTTGGTTTTGGTGCAGTAACCGTAACTAACACACTTACTGTAGGTTATAACTCCGTTACTACTGGTGGGGGAAGCGTTGTAGCGGGAAATCAGCATGCTGCTGGCGGCCCGAATTGTTTGGTAAGTGGGTATAATAATACTGTTTCTGGCAGTTTGAATAACGTATCTGGGCAAGGTAACACTGCTTCATCTAGTGTTGGGATTACAACAGGCTACCAGAACACTTCATACTCGGGTGCGGATAGAAGTATTATAGGTGGGTACGGTAACTATGGACTCGCAGAAAACTGTCTATTAGTAGGTAGCACGAACAGCATTTCAACCGGTGGTGCTAACTCTATAGTAGGTGGATACAACAACATATCAGCTGGTAATAATTGTCTTGTTGTGGGGTACCAATG